TTGCGCCTGGCCGTTCATCAGGAACGCAGTAACGCTTGTAAGCATTGATCTCGATGACTTGTGAATCGTCATCGAACAGCACTTCGGTCAAGGCATCGAGGATGCCTCGCGTAAGTTTGTCAATATCACCGATGCTTTTGCTGGTGCAGAGGATTGGTGCATTACGTGTGAGTTCTCCTTTGGTTGTGTGGTGTGATTTTGGTCGTTGAAACGTGAAAACCAGCGAAACAGACATCGGACCAGTGGTACGCCAGTCGGTTGGTCTGCACTGCTGAGCAGCAAATCGAACCGTTTGGCGCCATGGCTTGAGATGACGGCTGGCTTCAATCATGCGTCCGTTGCCAAGAGCACGTTTGCTGCCTTGTGGGCGGCTGGTGCCCTCGACAAAGAACGTGACTTTCATTTGGTTTTGATTGGGGCGACGCAGTAGTAGGTGGTTACCTTACTTGTTGCCTTGCCGGTGTGGCGTTCTTGTTCTTGCGCAGCCTTGATGGCTGGCGAGTAGGTCCAGGTTTCGCGCTGGCGGCGTTCAACCCGGATGTCATCAAAAATGACGTGGCCTTTGTCGTTGATCAAGCTGTCAAGATCGCCGACCGACCAAGCAAGTGAAACGTCGGTAAGAAGGTTTTGTTTTTCCTCTTCCAGTTGCTTGATCATGGTAGAGATCTCGGCAAGCCGTGCTGCAATTGCGTTGAAGTCATCCATCACTTGAGGGTTGCTCCGATAGCAAGACCGCCGATGACAAATGCTGCTGCCAGCGGCAGGCAAGCAGTTGATGTGCCAAGTGCGAGCAGCGTAAAAGCAGATCCGAGTTTAAGAATTTCCATTTGTCTTAGTAGTGATTTCAGTGTTTTCAATGTCAGGCCAAAATTGCTGGTTGCGCAAATCAGCTACCGTACTGGCCAGTAGATCGATAGCGTCATCTATTTCCTGAAGGAAACAACAAAGGCTCGGGTCATGGTCTGTTTCACTTAGTTCTTCAATAGTTTCATAGTATTTAGAAACAAGAACTGATTGGACGAGCTGAAGAGTGTTGCGATTTTTTAGAAGCCAATTTCCAGCATTTTGGCGCATCTGAGCGTGGCGTTTATCAAAGACTGTGCGTGCGTCGGATGGTGATGTCATGAATCAAATAGTGTAAGGATCGAAATCACCACCAGTGGTTTTCGTGCTGGAAAGATACCAGCCATGAAACTTGCCGGCTTGATCACCTGGGCGACCGTTGCTACCTTCAAAAGTACGAAGCAGCGTGCGAGCTGGCTTGTAGTGATGGCTGCGATCACCAACAGCCTCAAACCAAGCACTTTTTTCTGTAATTTTGGTGCAGCGAACTGGAAAGTCGCTATGAGCCACGCAAAGGGTAGCGAAATAAATCTGGCCAACTTCGAAACGGATGATTTCGTTAGCAGTTGCTGTTGTCATTTGACTTTTGATTGAATTTGCACCGGGCGGCTCCCGGTGAACTAATTATGCACCACTTGGCACCCTTTGCGCACAGCAGTTGCAAAACTTAATTTTTAGGTTTTGGCTTTGGCTTGCTTTTGGCTGGTTTTGCCTTGGCGGCTTTTCTTCGCTCGGTAAACAGCTTGGCGGCTTCAATGGCTTCTTGTCTTCCTGGTGAGTCTGTTATCCCTGCCTCAGACAGAATCCGCGTCCAGTCCATCAAAACGGCAATTCATTTTTCGCCTTGTAGGTCATCAGGCAACCTTCCCAAGCGGCAAAACACTTGTCAGGTTCCTCGCTAATTACCTTGGTGATGCCTGGGCCAACCACCAGCGTGCAGCACTTGTCCACCACCACCGATGGATGGTTCAGGTTCAAACCATGCAGGTATCCACCAAGCTGAGCCGTTGCAGCCTTGCGGGTTTCCACGGCGCGTTCAGTCTGCACCGTCTTGAAGTCCAGCAGCACCACATGGCCATCAGCGTCGCGTATGAGGCCGTCAAACATGCCCGCAACGTCGTGGTGGGGGATCACAACGCCAAGTTCAACAGCCATGGTCTCAGCGCCTCGCAGGAGCCAGCAGTCGCGTAGCGCATCCACCCAAGCCTTGTACTCGCCTTCGACAGGCTCCAAACCAAGCAACAGTGCCTCGCCAGCGGTATGGACATGATTGCCGCGTGGTTCCCAGACGTGCCGCGTCTCATCAAACCGCTGCCGCATTTCCGGCGTTACCGGCTGGGCAATCTTGCTAACGCTGTTCCGTACCCATTCGCCTTGGTATCGGTAGCGATGGATATCGGCATAAAACTCCAGACCCGGCACTGGTGTGAGCATGTTTGTCTGAAGTTGTGCAATCATTGTATGTTGTTGAAACCAATTTTTGCACAACCATGCCAAGAGTAGTAGTTGACGTCAGCCCAGAAGCACTCGTCTGGCTTGAGTCTCAACGTGGACACTGGAAGCCACGCACCGCTGTACTTCGTGATCTGATCGACGAAGCCATGCGACGTGATGGCAAAATGGTCAATGCGGAACCAGTCAAATCCGCATAAAAAAAACCGGTGGCTTCCCAACCACCGGCAGCGTTGCTTTATCCAAAACCACTATGCCACGAATCCGATCGACCGGGTTTTCCATCTGTCCACATCCACTGATGGACCAGATGGCAGAACCAGGCGGTAAACAACGCGTCTGCATCTACCTGTTGCTCCATCGCTACGGCAATGGAAGTGACCAAGGTTGCTACGCATCCGTCACCACTATGGCCAAACAACTGGGCATGAAACGCCATGACGTTATGGCTGCCATCAACTGGCTGTTAACCAACGGCTGGGCTAGCTACACAACTGCATCAGACGGTCGCCGTAGGCACATTTACCTCAACGCTGACCAGCAAAAAATCGGTGTCCAAAAGGGCACCGGTGTCCAAAAAGACACCAATTCAATCGGTGTCCAAAAAGGCACCGATATCGGTGTCCAAAAGGGCACCCTAACTAGAACCCATAAACAAGATCCCTCTTCATCTTCAATAAGAGCTAAAGCTCTTATTTCAGACGAAGATCCGGTTCTTAGTTCAAAAACGGTAAAAACCAAAGCCAAGGCACTGTCACCAGATCTGGCTCAGCACGCCGACTTGATCCACTCCTTCTGGAAGATCAAGAAAGGTTCCAAAGGCGACATCGCCTGGAAACTGCTTTGCACCGAGCTGACAAAATTCCACGACAGCCTCGGACCAGCAGCAGTCGAGGAACAGCTCACGCAAGCCATCAACGGCAAGTGGGCTGGCATCAGCTACAGCCGCCACCTCCAGTTCAATCCGCACCTAGTCACAGCCACCATGTCCAGCACACCGCAATACGAGATCCGCTGATGGAACTTTTTGAACCACGCCTTGCAAATAGCTACATCTGGGCCTGCACCGACAAGAAGGAAAAATCTTTCTCCCCGAAAATGCTGTACCGAGCCACGTCTGATCCGACCTTCGACAAGCTTGCGATTGATCACGTGCAGGTCTCAGAAGCGCCTGTAGGCCGCTTTGACGAGGCTGGCCGATGGTGCACCTATTGCGCTGCCATTGGCAGCATTCACGGCGGCTTGCCGAGGTACCTGTTGCATCCACATGCCGAAGCCACACGTCAACGCATCCTTCACCCTGCACGCTGATGCCACTCACACCACTCGGAACATTTGCTGGCACCGGCGAAACGCTGGCGCACATGGTCGCTAAAGGTCGTTGCACCATCGAGGATCTTGACCACCGAGCACCAGGATCCGATCCAAAATTTCAACCCCAGAACATCCTTCGCAACTGGATCCAAGGCAACCAGTCCAAATGGGCTGATATCTGCGCCAAGTACAACTTGCCTGCTGAGCCAGCCGTAGAAGCCAAACCATCACCACGCGACTTTATTTCAAAAGATTTGCCATTTTGAAAACACTCCTTGTATAGTTTTTGCACTCACCTAAACCGATGGCCACTAAAACACTTCCATTTGACGAAAACTTTGATTCCGACTTGGTTGTCACCATGCAACCTGTTGAAGATCTGATCCCATACGACAAAAACCCACGCACTCATTCGCCAACACAGATCGAACGTATCGCGGCATCGATCACAGAATTCGGCTTTACCAATCCGATCCTGGTAGACGAAGACCTAAACGTGATCGCTGGCCACGGTCGCTTAATGGCTGCCCAGGCGCTTGAACTTGACGTGGTGCCCACCATCAAGCTTGGACGGCTTACGGAGGCACAGCGACGCGCTTACGTCATCGCAGACAACCAGATCGCGCTCAATAGTGGATGGAATGATGATCTCCTGCAAAGCGAACTCAACGCATTAGCCGATGTTGGGTTTGACTTATCCGTTCTTGGCTGGGGTGACGATCTACCAGACTTCGCTGAAACACCTGATTATTCTGTCCTTGACGAAGAGGATATGGACAATCAATTAAATGAAATGGCCGCTGGTGTAAAAAAAGCTATTCAGATTGAATTTGAGCCGGAACACTATGAGGAGGCACAGGAACTCGTCAAATTTTGGCGATCAAAAGGTGGATACGTCGGCATGATGTTGATCGAAAAACTTAGCTCAGAAAAGGCAAAAATATGAAACTCCAACAAGGTGAGCTCAAAGGAATTAAATTTTGGTATCGCCCAGGATTCAGTGACATAAAAACATTTGAAGAGGTTGTCGGTCGTGGAACCTATTTCCAGCGCGGCATGAAAATCTTGCCAGGTGAACGATGGATGGATTGTGGAGGCAACGTAGGAGCTTTTACCCTTTTGGCTTGTAGCCTTGGTGCAAGCGTAACAACTTACGAGCCAGATCCGTACAACTGCGAAATGATCGAAAAGAATTTAAAGTTAAATGGATTTCGGGCAACCGTAAAACAACGCGCTTTGGTTCCTGATGATCGAGATACGGTTACACTTTTCATCGGCAATTCCAATCAGACATGGCGTAACAGCATTGTCAAAAAATGGAATAAAATGGGAATCAAGGTCCCTTGCGCCCGTTTCGATGATGAAGCAAAAGGTTTCCATGGATGCAAAATGGACATAGAAGGCGCGGAGATGCCAATCCTTGAAACCACCGATATAGTCTTCAGTAAAATGGTATATGAATGGAGTTTTGATATCGATCCAAGTTTAATGCGCCTTTGGAATGTCTTGGATCAACAGTTGAAACACTACCGAGTAGAAGCTGAATGGAATAGGGTCCGGTATCACAATCGTGATTATGCACAATGGCAGCCAGCCTGGTTTCCAGCCTGTACTAATGTTTTTTGCTATGGTAAAAATTAATGAAAACGATTCACCTCAAGCAACTTGCTCACAGCGTAAAAATTGGCGACCAACCTAAAGAATTGCCGCCCACATTATTTGAAGACAGTCTCTTCGTCGTTGATGGCAAACCGATTGGTTTCTACTTGGCGACCCTTCCGGAAAAGTTGGCGAAATTGGTAAACGTGGCAGATGCTGAACTAAACAGCGTCCGCGTACCAAAATCAGAGATGCGTCGCAGCAGCGGTCTCCACGGCGATGCTGAAAAAGATGTAAGGCAATACAGTTGCATCATCGGCAGCATTCCGCCGAAACCGCACATGCGCCGCAGTTACGCAACTAAGAGCAGCGTGCACGCAGTACAAACAGCGCGGACTTTCGTCAAAGCCATGACTTTGGCTGGTCGTGAATGTTTATCCGTAATGCAAGACGTGGCGCCGGAAGTCCACGCAGTACACCGCAAGGCGGTTGAAGAACGTGTGCCACAGGAATGGCGTTTTGCCGATCTATTTACCAGTAGCATTTCTAATTACAACATTGCCGCAGCTATTCACCAAGACAACCTCAACGTCAAAGGCGCAGTGAATTGCATCATCACCAAACGTCGTAATAGCACTGGCGGTAATTTGTACGTTCCTGACTACGGTGTCACCTTCAACAGCGCCGACAACTCATTACTTGTTTACCCGGCCTGGCGAAACATGCACGGTGTCACACCGATCGTTCCTACACATCCAGGTGGCTACAGGAATTCACTCGTTTGGTACGCTCTTGATGCTTTTGCTTCACTAGGGTAGATACAGAATTGTTACAAGTCCTAAGCGCAGGAGGCTAGATGGCTGGTAAACGGCCCACACAAGCCGAAATTGACTACCGCGTTAACCGCGTGGCGAAACTGTTGTCTCAAGGTGCGACTCGTTCGGAACTTGTGCAATACGCCGCAAATGAATGGGGGATCGCCACTCGTATGGCGGACTTCTATATCGCTGAAGCCAGAAAGGTTCTCAAGATGGACTTCGATATTGATCGTCGTCAGTTCACCGCAGAATTGCTGGCCCAGTTATCAAGCGTTCAGAAAGCTGCTAGAGCCAATGGTCAACTCCATGTAGCACTTGGCTGCATCAACACCATGGCACGCATCGCGCAGGTACTTGGGTGAGCATCCTTGACCGTGAAGGATCGGTGCTGGATCGATACAACATTGACAGCGTTGACGAGATAGAGGTGCTTCAACGCATCCGCAATGACCTGCACCCAGGACAGATTGCTTTCGTTGATGACCAGACCACCAGCATCCTTGGCGTGTCCGCTGGGTATGGCGCCGGTAAGACGCGGGCATTGTGCGCCAAGGCTGTTCACCTCGCCATGGCCAACCAAGGCTTCATTGGTGTGGTAATGGAGCCCACCGGTCCGCTGATCCGCGACATCTGGCAGAGCGATTTTGACGATTTCCTTGAGTCGTATGGCATCCCGTACACCTTCCGGGCGTCGCCTTTGCCTGAGTACACGCTGCACCTACCCGGCGGCGATACCAAGATTTTGTGCCGCAGCTTTGAGAACTGGCAGCGCATCATCGGCATCAACGGCGCCTGGATCCTGGCTGACGAGATTGACACGGTGAACCCAACGATTGCCAATAAGGCATTCCCAAAGATCCTTGGCCGCTTGCGGTCCGGCAACGTGCGGCAGTTTGCAGCAGCCTCAACGCCTGAAGGTTTCCGCTGGATGTGGCAAACCTTTGCCAGTGAAGACGGCAAGGGGCGCGAGGATCGTCGGCTGATCAGGATGCGGACGCAGGACAACCCATACCTGCCGCCTGACTTCATCGAGCGGATGCAGGCCAACTATGACCCACAACTGCTGAAGGCTTACCTCGACGGGGAGTTTGTCAACCTGACAACAGGTCAGGTATATGACCGGTTTGATCGTGCCAAACATGTGGCCGTACAAATCCCGGACATCAGCCGCGAGCCGCTACGGATCGGCGTGGACTTCAACGTGGGCAACATGTCTGCCGTGATTGCCATCCGCGTTGGCAAGAGCCTGTACGTGGTGGATGAAGTCAGCGGTGCCCATGACACTGACGCACTAGCCCAGAAGATCAAGGCGCATTACCCAGACCACAAGATCTACGTTTACCCGGACGCCAGCGGCGGCAACCGCAGTACAAACGCAACACAAACCGATATTGCTATTCTCGAAAGCTATGGCATGTCTAACCAGTCACCTAAGGCTAATCCTCCTGTCCGGGATCGGGTGGCTGCTGTTCAGGCTTTGCTGGAGAATGGCAAAGGGGAAGTAAGGCTCAAGATCGCCGCATCCTGCGTCAAGACCATCGAGTGCCTTGAGCTTCAGAGCTACACCGAGAAAGGCGA